CCCCCCATAGGGGGAGAACAGGATTCACGTCCTGCGCATTTTGCCTCCACGGTCCGGCTCCCAACTGAGAGTCGGTTTCATGAAGTTTGGTAACGATATGTCACAAAAATCTGAACATATCGTCTCCGGTACATATACCACTAACTGGACGGTCAACTGCCCCGTTCAAAGCGGTTCCGATGGAACCGTAGAGACGAGCTATGTGGACCGTATATCAGTCGGTGAAAGTATCGGAGGCTACTATGGGAAGATTCGACGTGGCGAACTTCTCCCTTTCACGTATTGGTCGCAGCGTGAAGACGCTGTCACTCATACGGTTGGACACCGGAAATTTAGGGATCCGCGTAATGGATGTTACAACTCCTATTACACGATTTTGCCCTTAGTCCAGTATCCGACGGATACAGAGCTTAACGAGCTCGTTGGAAACGCGCTCGCGGAAGCAGCTAACTATACACAAACAGCTGCGGCTCGTATCTATGGAAAGTCGTTCGACACGATCACTTTTCTTGCTGAACTAGGCAAGACTGTGGACATGTTTAACAAAGTTGTGCCTAAAGTGGCCAACTTGGCGAAAACAGTCTACGCTGCCAATGTAAAGCACGCCCGTACCGGGAACATAAAGGCTATTTCCGAGAAATATCTCCGGAAACAGGTCGACAGAGATTGGTTGGAAGGCCGCTATGGATGGCGGACAACCTTCTATGATCTGAAGAACCTGCAAGACGCCCTTGCTCGGTTGGGTGATAAAAGGAAACGCTTCTTAGAGCGTGCCGGCAGAAGCTACACCTGGAATGCGACAAACAACGTCGCTAACTATAGCTGGAATGTGCTGACTTGGGATCTTCTTGACTCCCGTAAGTACAGCGTCAACCTGCATGGTAAGGTGTGTGCCGATGTCGACTTACCTGCCTTTATGTTTAATCCCTTCACGTCCGCCTGGGAGCTCACAAGGCTCTCATTCGTCGTAGATTGGGTATATAACGTAGGGCAAGCGCTCGAAGCCATGTCGTTGATGGCCTTAGCTACGCGCACCGAAGCTGCTGCATGCTGCCGTGTCGAAGTGACCGGTTCGCTATCAGTAGTTAACGGACGTATAGCCTCGCCATATGTGGTGGATGCTGCTGGAACCTTTACGGATACCTACAGCATTACCCTATCAAACAGACGGAAAGCGAAAGTACCGTTCCCTCCTCAGTTTAGGCTGAACTTGTCAGCGTTAAAGGTCCTTGACCTAGCCGCGCTTATAAGGCAAGCCCTTAAATAGGACTAATACCATGGCCGCTATGTCGACCGCAATGACGGAGTTCCAAGACAACGGGAACTCTCGCACGTGGGTGCTCAATGCACATACTGCTGTTAAGCCGCGACTGGTCATCCAGAAGCGGTCGGTTCCTACGGGTCCGACGGGTAACCTGCAGAACTCGATTGCTGTTATTTATGCAACCGAGGACTCTGCTGGAGCGCTGTTGAACTCGAAGGTCGCCCTTGAGGTTTCGATTCGTTACCCAAAGGAAATGGGTCCAAGCGAGACCGACTTGACTGACGCCGCCGTCGTCCTGAAGGACATCGTTGCTAGCGATGAATTTGCTGCTACGTTGGCCTCTCAGAAATGGCTGAAGGCGTAAGTCTGGTACGTTCTGATGATTCGGAACGTACTGTTGTCACTGGGCGTTATTGCTGTTCTCACGGCAGCTTTGGCTTTTGACCGAGAATCGGTTTTAGCCTTTTGCCAACGTGAAATAGCGAGAGACCTATACAACTACAGTCGAAACATCATACCGGAAGAATAATACCGGTTTGGTACTCAAGGATGTGGAGGTTATCATGACCACGCATGTATGTCCATACGAAGTCTGTAGGATGTACCTCGACGATCTAGAGCAACTCTCGACTGTCGACCTGCCTTTTGACCTTATCCGTGGGAAACTACGGAATAGGGATCTAGGTTGGTTGACGTCGTGTTCCGAAAGCATTGGCCAGGAACAACATGGCCTAGCCGTATTTCGGGCTCTTTTACAGATTGAAGCGTTCTTTAAAAAGAACGGAACGCTAGTGCAGGAAGATGCCTGCTTCCAAAAGGCTTACGAGGGTTTCCTCGAGTCTGAAGAAGTCTGTGCAGATACTTGCACACGCCTCTATTTGGAGTGTGTTGAGCGTCTGGAAACGGACGATCTCTTCCTTAGCCAAGTATGCGAAATGAAGCGTTTTATTTCGTCTGTGCTGGGTCCGTACGGAGGAGCTGATGGATTCTTGAACAGAATACCTGAATTGCTCCGGCTAACGGAAGGCGCTTCTGCCTATTCGGGTCGCAAAAGTTCGCATCGACACATGAAAGTGAAGATGCGTAATTTAGCGATGAACCCCGAGGGGTGGCACTATCTAAACGCGTTTTGTGCCCTTACCGGGCACTCGACGCCAAGGGTGGTTAACCTCCTCTCAAACCGAGTAGAAGTGGTTCCGAAGAACTGGAAAACTCACCGAACGATCGCATGTGAACCTGAGGGGAATATTCCCTTTCAGCTAGCATTCGATGCGTGGGTGAAGGAGCGATTGATCCCTCACGGGATCGATTTGCGAAACCAGTCTCGAAATCAGCAACTTGCTAAAGAAGGTTCGGTGGCAAATAATTACGCCACTATCGACCTAAAGGCCGCTTCCGACCGTGTAGCTCGTATCCTCGTGGATATCCTCTTCCCAGAGGAGTTCGCGTCGTACCTCTATGCGTTTAGAAGTCCTGGCTACTTTGGTAAGTTCGGAACGGGTGAATACTGCAAGTTCTCTTCAATGGGAAATGGCAGTACATTCGTTATCGAAACGCTGATCTTCGCTGCAGCCTGTAGGGCTGTCGGGTCGAAGGACTATTGTGTCTACGGAGATGATATTGTTATCTCCGAAACAGGCACGATGGCCTCAGATCTGATCTCCTTATTGGAAAGGTTGGGTTTCGAGGTGAACCAAGAAAAGACACACCTAGGGACAACCCCTTACAGGGAGTCTTGTGGTTGTCATTGGTACCTCGGTTCCGATGTCACGCCGTTTTACCTTCGCGATGGAGCTGAAACCCTTCCCGGGTTAAGCCATATCGTGAATGGACTGGCGGCGGTAATTGGAATGCCAGGTAAGCTGTGGGATTACCTCCATAGTTTAGTTGTAGCCGAAAGGCTGCCTCTGGTGCCCTATGGTGCGCCAAGCACGAGTGGCGTTGTAATTGACGTCCCTACGGCCTATCGCACTAACGCCTTGCGCTCGAGTAAACGGCAAATCCTGTCATATCGTGGCTTCCTTGCAAAAGCTCGGAAGTACGCCGTGACGGACAGCCGCTCCCTCTTCCTTTGGCATCTCTCCAAATTGTCGGGTAATATGTTGGTCCTGGATAGGACCGACGCCGACGTTCGGGGTTCGGTGCCTCAGTGGGAGGAACGAGCGTCAGTGCAGACGGTAACTTCTCCAACACAGCGTTACGTGAGGAAAAGTATCCACTGGCTAGCGTCAACCAAGGCGACTCCGCTCCACCTTTATTGGTGGAGCGATTATCTCACCCAAG